GACGCGGACGACTTCCCCGGTGTCGGCATTTTTCACAAGGACGGGGATCGGCTCCACTTCGTCGCAGATGAAATCCTCCGCCCCCGACTCCTCAGGGTAACCCTCGACAAATCTCCAGGCCGCGCTGGAGGGACCCGTACTCATGAACTCCATTCCCCAGGCTAGCCAGGATGCCTTGTCTTCGTACCGGCTTTCCGCGATACAGGTGTATCGTTGCATGGACATGATCATACCCCCCTCCTGCGCAGGGCTATTTCACGCCCCTCGCGCAGGATGTCCCGTTTGGTCCTGGCCGCCTGGGCCAGACATTTTCCGATGGCCGTATGCAGGCGGGGACTCCAGGCCCGACACGGGCGCTGGTAGTATGCCAGACCGTATCCCCGCACCTCGCCGTCTTTATCCAGGCTTACACCTTCCTTGTCCGGAGGCTGAAAATAGCCGAGGACAAGAAAACCGCCGAGTCTATACAGATATTGCGCGATATCTTCCCACGCCTCCGCGTTATGAATATCTTCGGCTACCTGTCCGCCGAAAACGGCTTCAAGCTCCTGCTTTTCGGCGTCATCAAAAAAATCTCCTAGAGGATCATGGATTGTCAGCTGCTGCGGAAGAAGGGTCAGCACAATGATATGTTCGATACTGACGTTAAGATCCTCGCAGGCATCGGCCACGCGGCGCATGTCTTTCCGGGTCCAATGGCAAAGATATTCGCTCATGGTTACGCCGCCTCTTCGTTATCCGGGATCAGCAACCCTTCCACCTGCCCGGCCAGGGCGCGGATCTGCATGCGGATCAGGCTGATCTCCGTCCATTCTTCCGCGCCCACGCGCCCGGCCAGAGCGGCCAGACTTGCGGTGCAGCTTTCCAGGTCGCGAGCCAGCGGTGAGTTGTATTGCTTTACGCCTGGCTGTCTGTTATCAAGATTCTGTTTTGACATAAGGTTATCTCCCTTGTGTTGTGGCGGAGCCGGTGCAGACGGTTCCGCCGTTTTTTTATCGTTGCTGTCGCCATCCGTAATGCCGCTGACGCGGCAAACGGCTGCCGTGTTGTTGCGGGCGGCCATTACACCGCCTCCCGCTGTTCGATCTCACCCTCCTTGAGGCCCAGGATTACGGCGGCTTTGTGCGCCTCGCCATAGCTGCCCCTGTTGCGCCCGGCCAGTACGTCATAGACTGTACGCGCCGACAGGCCGTACTTCCTCGCCAGGACCGCGATGGGCATGCCCTTGCGCTTCAGCTCCCGGCGGATGTCCTCCGGGGTGCGCAGTTTCTTCTTTTCGCTCATATCTCCTTCTCCTTTTCTGGCTTTTTGAACCCCGGCTTCGTGTGCCGTGCCGGGGAACGTCCCGCCCGAGGTGTAAAGAGCGGAATTCGCCGTTGCGCTACGCCCACCGTTATGGCCTCGGCGGGGTCTACACGGGCGCGGTAGCCAGCGGGAATGGCCCGCTTTGATGTTTCCGGCCCCTTTGGTAGAGTTATGATGCCGTTTCACACTCAGCCCCGGAGCCATTCCGGGAACCAAAGGAGGCCGGAAATTATGGAAAATTCAATCATCGATCTTGCTTTCGCGTTCGACATCCTCCGCGAACTGGAGATACGTGCTCCAGAGCTCTTCTCACGCCTGTTGGAGGCAGGTGATGATGATAAAAAGCTCTTTATCCACTTTCGGTATCTTCTTGAGCATGGTCTTATTGAAGCGGGAGTACGCAGGCGACCAGGGGGATGGACCATTGCCAAGGCGCGAATAACCGCCAAGGGGATCGACATCCTCCGGGCCGACGGCGGCCTTTCCGCCCGTACCGGGGCGCTGGTTGCCCTGAGACGCGAAGAGCTTCTTGATCTCATGGATGCACTGCTCCGGGCTTGGGATGTCCCCGAAGACAGGCGCGGCGTCCTGCGCCGAGCTCTGGATGTGGCCAGCGCTGAGGCCGTCAAGGTAGCCGTGCACACCCAGCTGACCCGAGGCGTCAACGGGCTCTTGCGGCTGTTCTGACCTTTCGCCGCGCGCCGTCGGGTGGCCCAGAAAATGCCTCTCAGCCTTCCCGGTGCTGTCTATGAGAATCTGGGTGCACTCCAGCACGCATTTCGAGCAGATTGCGCAGCCGGGGCCGAAGGAGTCAGAAGCGATAAGGTGATCGCAGGCTTCCTCGCCCTTGCCGCAAAAATCGCAGTACAGTTGTCCGGTAGGGCTCTTCATGGTCTTCTCTCCCTTGTGCCGCCGCCCGCCTTCCTGTAGGTAAGAAGAAAATTTCGGCGGATATTGGCGGATGTCGTTGGAGTAAAATTAACTCCATCGGATTAAATAGTCAATGAATTTGGATTAATTTTTAGAAAAACTTGGTAATTTTTATGGAAAATTTAGGCCAAAGAATCCGAATGATTAGACAGGGGGAATCGAGGGCATCCTTTAGTACTCGCCTTAAAATAAGCCCAGCCTCGCTTCAGCGCTACGAAGCCGGACAGAGGTTGCCGGACAAAGATTTCCTTGATCGATTGATTGCGGACAAAAAAATAACCCGGAGATGGCTTCTCACGGGTGAGGGCCCAATGTATCAGTCAGAGGACTCTTGCACTGAATCTGTAGTCAAAACCTCCGACATGTCGGAGGTTTTGGAGAGTAAAAAAGCGCAATATGTTGATTTTGTTAAATCTGATAAAAGTAACGGCTCCGACGTGTCGGAGGTTTTTGCCCTCCAGCGCGATCTGCTGGAAACCGTCCGCCAAAATGGCGACCTCCGCGTGGAGGTGGAGCGCCTGCGTATGGACGTTGAGCGTCGCGACGCCCGCATAGTGGAGCTGGAGCGCCAGCTTGCGGAGGCTCTTAAGCCGCGCGAACGGCAGGCCCTGCTGGACCAGGGAAGAGCGGCGGCCGGGTAGCGCTGTGCTGCGGCTGCTGGTGAACATCCGCCGAGCCCTTGAGGATACAAAATGATCCGCATTGTCTTCTGCCTGCTTTTCTTCCTCCTGCTATCCGCCCCGGCCTGGGCACTTTCCGGCCGAGTGGTGGGTGTTGCGGACGGAGATACCATCACCGTCCTGACTTCCGACAAGCAGCGGATCAAGATCCGCCTGTACGGCATAGACTGTCCGGAAAAGAAACAGGCTTACGGCGACCGGGCCAGGGACTTCACGGGGGCGGCGGTCTTCGGGCGGGATGTGCAGGTGGAGTCCTTGGGACGTGATCGCTATGGGCGAACGCTGGGCATCGTGACCGGGCCGGACGGCCGGATTTTGAACCGTGAGCTGCTCGTAAACGGTCTGGCCTGGGTCTATGCGCGATATTGCAAGCGCCCGGAGTGCGTGCGATGGCATGACGATGAGGCCGAGGCCCGGCGCGCCCGGCGCGGATTGTGGCGGCACAAAAACCCTCTGTCGCCCTGGGAATGGCGCAAGGCCAAGCATTAGACCCGCTTTTGGCGGGTTTTCTTTTTTATCCCTGACTTGTTGCAAAAAAACGCGAATTTCACGAATTTTTGCAATTTCCCCTTTTTTAAAAAAATATGATGTACGGTCATTCCCGACCTCGGACGCGAGGCCCTTTGGTTGCCGGGAGTGGGCCGAATAGAACACCCGCAAGGGGAATAGGCCCGACCGTTACTCCGTTCGGTGGTTGGCTCCCGGCAGCGAAACCATTCTCCATGGAGTGCGTCATGAAACAGTTTTCCCTTCTTCCCGTGGTGTCAGAGGTCCACGGCCAGGCGATGGCCCTTTCCGTCGACGTAGCCGCGTATTTTGGCAAAAACCATCGTGACGTGTTGCGGGTGATTGACCGGATTTTGGAGCGCTGCACCCCAGATCAAGCGCGCAATTTTGCGCAGTTGATCCTCACCGTAAGTGTGGGTAAGGGGGCTTCCAAACCTATCCGAGCCTATCATATGACCAGGGACGGATTTTCCTTCCTTGTCATGGGGTTCACCGGCCCGCAGGCCGACCAGTGGAAATGGTCCTATATCGCGGCCTTCAACGCAATGGCGCGGGAGCTTGCCGAGCGCCGCGCCGTCGACGCCCTGGCCGCCGAGCGACTGGAAGCGCTGATCAGGGTGAACGGCCCGCGCGCTGCCCTGGCCGATCAAGCCATATTGCTGCATGAGGAAGGGCTAAATAAAGCCCAGGTCGCCGCGCTCATGGGCCTTTCCAGCCGATATGTGGTCTACCGGCTTTTCAGGCGCTATGCCGCCGCATTGCGGGGCAAGAGGCGGGAGATTCTTGTATAAACACCTGCCGACCCCAGACCCCGCTCCGGCGGGGTTTCTTTTTTTGCTTCCAGTTTTGTTGCAAAAAAATGCGATTTTCGTGAATTTCTGCAAAAAACACACAAGCCCCCGAAAAACAGCTATGTCTCCTCAAAAAAGGAGGCATGTCATGTCCGGAACATGGGTTAGTCGTCCGGATTTGGCGGACTGCATCGGTGCGGATGCCGCCCGGACGTTCACACGGCTGATGGGAGGGGCGCGCGTCTATGTGCCCGTCAAGCCTGAATCGGGCCATAAGCTGGAAAAAATCCTCGGGCCCGCAGCGTTTCGCGCCCTGACCGTGGCTTTCGGCGGCCGTAACATCTGCTTGCCTAACGACAGGGAGCGAGACACCGCAAAAAAACGCGCATTCGTCCTGTTTTGCGCCGGATACACGCCGGACCAGGTAGCGGCGGAGTGCCGCATCACGCGCCGCTATGCCGACTCGCTGCTGCATATGTTGCGCAAGGAGCGCTCACGCCCCGCCCAGCTCAGCCTTATCTGATCCGCCTGAACGAGAATCAAACTCAACCTCCTGCGCGGTTTTGCCTAGTGTGAAGCCGTGCAGGAGGTTTTTACATGCCCGACAACAAGCCGCTTCCCAACATTCCCAGCCCGGAACTCCTGGCCCAGCTCAGAGACCAGGAGGGCTTCCGCGCCTCTCCCTATCTGGATACCCAGGGCGTGGTCACCATCGGCTACGGCACGAACCTGGAAGCCCATCCCGGATATCTGAATCTGCCCGATGTGGAGGGTATGGTGCGCCGTGGTCTGCGCGGACGCCTGCTACTCAACGAGCTGACCGGCTACACCTGGAGCAGGGAGCGGGCCGAGGCTGCCATGTTGGATGAGGTGGTTCAATGCCGGGAGGCCCTCTATGTGCGCTGCCCGCAGTTTGTGCGCCTGGTAGAGGCGGCCGAGCTTCCCCGCGCCGAGGTGCTGCTGAACATGGCCTATAACATGGGCGTCAGCGGCCTGCTCAAGTTCAAGAACACTCTTGCCCTGATAGACGGCGCTCTGGACGGACACAACTCCTGGGCGGCCGTGGAGTCGGGCCTCAAGTCCTCGCTCTGGTGGCGGCAGACTGGCCGCCGCGCCCGCGCCCTGGGACGCCAGATGCGTACCGGAGTCTATGCATGAGTGCTTGCCGGCTGGGACACGCCGTTTTTCACCCTCTCTGCGACGCCTGCCAGAACGAGCTGGGCGGCTGGTCCGCCATGCGGGTCTGCTCTCTGCTGTTTATGACCGTCTTTCTGGCGCTCTGGGTAGGTTTCTCTTTGCACGACGGGCAGTTGATCCGCCTGTCCTGGGAAGAGGTCAGCATGTTGGCCGGGATCATGGGGGCCAAGGCCGCACAGTCCCGCTTCGAATACGGCAGCCGGGGCCTGCGCCAGGACTGGGGCGATCCGGCCCAGGGCGAAGGGAGTGACGACGCATGAGGACGCATATCTATTATATAGCGGCCATCGTGGCCCTGCTGGCTCTGGGCCTTTGGGGCGGCCGGGTCAACCGGGGCGTCCTGGCCGAACGCGATGCCCGTATCGCGGGGCTGCAAAGCGATCTGACTCTCTGCCGGGCGGACGTCAAGGGGCAGGACTCGGCCCTGGCCGGGCTGCGTGGCCAAAACAGCGCCGGACAGGACAACTGTGCGGCGGCCTTGGCGGCCATGAACCTGGTCTCGGAACTTTCCCGCCTGACTCCCTCCAACCCCCGCCACACTGGCGGAACCGCCGATATCCCTCCGGCGGTTCCGCCAGCAAACACGCTAAACCCCGGTAAGGCGACTTATAATGACGCGGCATTTACGGATTTTCTCAATACTTTTTAGCGTGGCGGTCATGCTCTGCGCCTGCGCCCCGCGCGCGCCGGAATCGGCCGCGCCGGTGGTCATCCGCCGGGCAGAGGCCGTGCCGTATCCCGGACGGCCCGCCTTTCCCGCATTTGTGGACGGTGATTTCGCCTGTCTGTCGGTGCCCGCGAGAGAACGTCTGGCCCGGCGGCACACGCTGCTGGTCTGGTACCTCAACGAACTGGAAACGGCCTTGGCCGCCTATGATGTGCAAACCGGCCCGGACGCGCCCGCACCGTAGCCCAAAAGGGAGCCGCATGACGGCCATACTGCAATCCGAAGCCTTCCTTCTGGCTATTGGGGGCACGCTTCTGGGCGGCCTGTGGGCCGTATTCCGGTTCTCTGTGCGCCGCTATTTCGTCACCCAGGCGGATTATGACGCGGACCGGGCGGAACGCGGCACCAATGCCGCCAAACTTACTGAGGCCATCAACAAGACGCTGGACCGGGTCAATGCTCTGGAAACCAGAGTCAACGCGCTGCCCACCGAGGTCATGCTGCACCGGCTGGAACTGCGCATGGAAGGCCTTAACGGCGAGCAGAAGGCCCAAGCCGCGCAACTGGAAAGCGTGCGCGACAGCCTGAGCGGCATTACCAACAACCTCAACCTGATCCAACAGCGCCTTATGGAGAGCCACTGAGATGCCCCCGATCAGTTCCATCCGCCGGTTGCCCCAGGACTTGCGCCGGGCCATTGAGGAGCAGTTGACCGACGGTCACAGCCTGGACGAGATCGTGGCCCATGTGCGCGCCTTAGGCGGCGATGCCTCGCGCTCGGCCATCTGGCGCTACAAAAAGGGCTTCGAGGCGGTGCTGGCCCGGACCGAGCGCAGTCGCCAGATCGCCGAGGTTCTGGTCCGCAGCCGGAGCGGCGTGGCGGAAAAGGATATGATCCAGGGCGGGGTGGAGATTTTGCAGGGCCTGATCCTGGCTGCCGTGGAAGGCATCGACGAAACTGGTAAAAAAGTCTCGCCGGAGAATGCCATGAAACTGGCCATCGCCCTGGAAAAAGTGGCCCGCGCCGCCAAAACCGGTGCGGAACTGGAAAAACTGAGGGCGGACAACGCCAGTCATATTCTGGATGCGGATGTGACCCCGGAGCGGCAGCGGATTGAAGTCACGTTTGTGGGCCCGGCGAAGGTGTCGGATGTGGATGGGCAGAAAGCATGAACAGCCGTGATGCGAAAACTGCCGTTTCAGACACGCAAATTGCCGGACCCGAAGCGATACCCGCACCGGGTGGCTTCGGCCCGGCAGCGTGGCGCGTAAACGGCCGTAAACACCATGCTGGGGCGCGGCTGCCCAAGCTGCCGGACGGCCTGCTGGAAAAACTGACCGTTCCCGCGGCTTTCGCGCCCCTGTTCACGCCCGCCCGCTACAAGGTTTTTTACGGCGGCCGTGGTGCCGCGAAGTCCTGGACTTTTGCCGATGCGCTCTTGCTTTTCGCATCGGCCTACCCTCTGCGCATCCTCTGCGCGCGTGAATTGCAGGTCAGCATCGCCGACTCCGTGCATCGGCTGCTGCGCGACCGCATTGTCGCGCTCGGTCTGAGCCGTTTTTTCAGCGCCACCGACGCGGCCATCCGGAACCGCAACGGTTCGGAATTTCTGTTCAAGGGCCTGCGCCACAACGTCACGGAGATCAAGAGCCTGGAAGGCATCGACATCTGCTGGGTGGAGGAGGCCCAGAAGGTCAGTCTGAACTCCTGGGATCTGCTGACCCCCACCATCCGGGCCGAAAGCTCGGAAATCTGGATTTCTTTTAATCCGGGCAGCCCGGACGATCCCACCTGGACCAATTTCGTGGAGAACCCGCGTCCGGACAGTATCGTGCGAAAGGTGACCTGGCGCGACAATCCTCATTTTACAGCTGTCCTGGAGGCCGAGCGCCGGACCTGCCTGGAGCAGGATCCGGAGAAATACCGCTGGATCTGGGAAGGCGAACCGCGCGTGATCGCCGAGGCCCAAATCTTCGGCGGCCGCTATGTGATTGAGGAATTCGAGACGCCAGCCGGCATCCGCCTTTTTTATGGCGCGGACTGGGGCTTTGCCCAGGATCCTACTACGCTGGTGCGGGCCTTTGTGCGCGGGGATGAGCTTTTTGTGGACCAGGAAGCCTGGGCCAAGGGCATTGAACTGGAAAATCTGGACCGCCTTTTCGAGCAAGTGCCGGAAAGCCGGCGCTGGGCCATCCGGGCGGACAGCTCGCGGCCCGAGATCATCAAATCCATGCGCCGGCGCGGCTTTATCGTCAAGCCCTGCAAAAAATGGCCGGGCAGCATCGAGGACGGCGTCACTGTGCTGCGCGGCTTCAGGCGCATCGTGGTCCACCCGCGTTGTGTGCACGTTGCCGAGGAAATGCGGCTCTACAGCTACAAGACCGACCCTCTCAACAACGAAGTGCTGCCCATTATTCTGGACAAGAACAACCATTGCATGGACGCCCTGCGTTACGGCTTGGAGCCTGTAATCCGGGGCAAGATCGCCAGGGAGAACCGGCATGGCTAGGAGACGCCGCCCCGCGCCCGCCGAGCGCCGCATCCTGCGCGTATGTAATCCTTCTCCGGAGCCGGCGCGCGCCTTGGACGATCTGCTGGCCCCGCCGCAGACCCTGGCCACGGAAAGCCCGGAATATTTGGCGGCTCTGGCTCAGGGCTTCGGGCTGGCCCAGGATGCGGCCCTCCCGATCATGGGGCTGGCTGCGGCCGGGTTCGGCGGCTACTGTGAGGCATTTACGGGCCTGACGGGCAGTCATGGCTTCATCGGCTACCCCCTCTGCGCGGAACTGGCCCAGTACGGACTGATGCAGGCCGGAGTGGAAACCCTGGCTGACGAAATGACCCGTAAATTTCCGCAGTTCACCGGTCCCAGCGACGGCGACAGCGCGGACGCGGCTGCGGCCATGAACAAGGAGCTGGACCGGCTCAACGTGCGCGCCCGCTTTCACCGCATGGCCGAATTTTGCGGCTATTTCGGCGGCGGCCTGCTGTACATGAGGCTGCGGGGAGCCGCCGGGGCGGATCTGGCCAAACCCATTTCCATCTCACCGGAATACATCGGCAGAGACAGTCTGGAGGCTCTGGTGCCCGTGGAGCCTATCAGCGTGGGGCCTCTGGCCTACAATTCCACGGATCCGCTCAGAAGCGACTATTTCCAGCCGAATCAGTGGTTCGTCACCGGCACCGGCCCGGTGCACGCCAGCCGCTTTCTGCGTTTCATCAAGAACGAGCCGCCGCTGATCCTGCGCCCGGCCTACAACTTCCTGGGCATCCCGGACGTGCAGACGGCCTGGGATTATCTGCTGCACTTCACCGAAACTCGCGAATCAGCGGCCCGGCTGCTGAAAAAGTTCAGCCTCACCGTCATCAAGACCAATGCGGACGCGGTGCTCTACGGCGGCGACGACTCGGACGTGCGCAAGCGCATCGCCCATCTGGCGCGAGAACGGGACAACGACGGCGTGTATGCCATCAACTATGATGACGAGGACATGGTGCAGCTCAATACGCCGCTTGCCGGCGTGACCGACATCGTGCGCCAGTCCTTGGAACTGCTGGCGTGCGTCTGGCGCATCCCGGTGGTCAAATTCCTTGGCGTCTCGCCCGGCGGCATGAACGCAACGGGCGAAAGCGACATCCGATCTTTTTATGATCACGTGGGCAGTCAGCGGGAAAAGATTTTTGGTCATCCTCTGGAACAGCTGGCCAAGGTTATGCAGCTCTCCCTATTTGGGGAAATCCGCGATGATCTCAGCTATGCGTGGCCCAGCCTTTGGGAAGTGACCGAGCGCGAACGGTCCGAGGTAGCCAAGATCAATGCGGACACCGACGCCATCTACCTGGATCGCGGTGTGGTGGACCAGGAGGCGGTCCGTGCGGCCTTGGCCTCGGATAAGGACGGCCGTTTTGCGGGCATTGACCCGGAAGCCGTACCCGATCCGCCGCTGGTGGAACAGGATGTGGATACGCCGCTATCCGGACTGCCGGGCTTCGCAGAAGAACCCGTGGTGGTGCGTAATGTGGACCGTGCCGGGGAGGTGCCGGAATGATCGACCGCAGGACTGTCCGGGGCCGCGATATCCGGCCTAATGCCGCGCTGAAAAAACGCTATGAACGCAAGCTGGTGGATATGGTGGAGGCTATGCACCGCTCTGTCGCCTACTGGCTGCTGGCCGAATACAAGCGCCAGCTCCCCCGCGTGGAGAACCTGATGGCCAACGACGCGTCCCCGGCGCGGAACATGTTGTCCGCCCTGCGCGCCCAGATGCGGCGGCACCGCGACGCCATTGACGACAAGGCCGAGGCCTATGCGGACTGGTTCGCCAAGCGCTCCAATGCGGCGGCCACGGCGGCGGCTAAGGCCTCCATATCGGAAATGTTCGGCTTTACCGTGGGTATGCGCCTGACCCGCAACGTCAACAATGTGCTCCAGTCCGTCATCGCCGAGAACGTCAGTCTGATCCGCTCTATCCCAGAAAAATACTTCACCGAGGTGGAAGGTCTGGTCATGCGTTCGGTGCGTGAGGGCCGGGACATAGCCGGCCTGACGGACGATCTGGAAAAACGTCTGGGCATTGTGCGGCGTCGCGCCCTGGACATCGCCCGCGACCAGAGCAACAAGGCCAGCGCCTCCATAGGCCGTGCCCGCATGCAGGATGCCGGCATCACCAAGGCTGTTTGGCGGCATTCGGGCCGCAGCAAACACCCCCGGCCCTCGCATCTGCTGGCGGACGGCAAAGTTTTCGATCTCAACGAGGGCTTGATGATTGAGGGCAAACTGACCTTTCCCGGCCAGGACATCAACTGCGGCTGTACGGCAGCGCCCTACACTGAGCGTATGGCCGCGCGAAGCGCTGGCGCTCTGGAGGCCTGGAAGGCCAAGGGGAATACGCTGTGAATCGCCGCAATCTGGCTTTTGACGCCTCCAGCAAACGCTGGACCGATGAAAACGGCTTTTTGCATGTGGACGTCTCGCACGTCAGCAAGGAGCAGGTCGCCCCATACTGGGGCCGGGAAATTCCGGGCTGGCAAGAGCGGGGTCTGGATCCTGAAAAGATGTACTGGGGTTACCGCCCGGCGGAGGAACTGGCCAAGGCGGCCGCCACCATCAACGGGCTGCCCATTCTCTGGGGGCACCGCCCGGAATCCGCCGAAAATCCGCAACTGGAGCACCGCGTCGGCTCCATGGGCACGGATGGGGCCTGGCGGCCGCCCTATCTGGACAACAGCCTGATTTTTACCGTGGCCGACGCCATCGCAGCTGTTCAGCGCGGCGAAGAGCGGGAACTGTCCCTTTCCTACCGCTACGAGCCGGATTTTACGCCCGGCATCCATGAGGGGCAGCCCTATGATTTTGTCATGCGGAACATCCGGGGCAATCATCTGGCCATAGTGCCCGAGGGTCGCGCCGGCGCGGACGTGGCAGTGGCTGATCAAAAATTGCAACCCAAACCCAAGGAAAGCACCATGGGCAAATCGTTCAAAAAATTCAGGGGCGCTCACGACGCGGATCCGGAAGTGGAGAAGCAGGAAGTGGATCTGGCCCAGGCCATCATCGACCTGCACAAGATCGATCCGGCCACCGGCGAGATCGTGGACATCACCGAAGACGAAGACAAGGCGGCGGAGATCCGCAAACTGGTAGGGGAATTCGCCGGCCAGCTTCCGCCCGAGGCGGTCAAGAAGCTGACCGATGCGCTCACGGATCTGGCTTATTCCAAACCCACAGGCGATGCTGAAGATCCGGAAGAGCAGCGGGCTTTTGCCGAGGGTGTGGACTACGGCGAAAAAAAGGAAAAGGCCGAGCCGCGCAAGCTCGACCGGGAACATGAATCCGAAGGCGCGCGCCGGGCCATGGATGAGGAAATGCGCACGGCCATGGATAAAACGGGCTGCGACGCGGACGATCCGGAGCAGCAGCGCGCCTTTGCCGAGGGCGTCAAATACGGGGAGCGCCTGGAACGGGATCCGGCCGAGCGCAAGAAACTGGACCGGGAGCACGAATCCGAGGGGGCACGCCGGGCCCTGGATGCCGATGAAGTGGTGGAAGCCGCTTCGGACGTGGCCCTACGCCGCATGCAAAGCCTCTGGGACGCCCAGGCCGCCGTCCGCCCGTATGTGGGCGAGCTGAACGTGAAGCTGGCCAGAGATGACGCCTCCACTGTTTACGGCGCGGCCCTGGACGCCTTGGGCATCGACCGGCACGGGCAGCCGCGCGCGGCCTGGCGCGGCATGTTCCAGGTGGCCGTGGCCCAGAAAAGCGGCGGTCCCCGTCTGGCCCAGGACGCCGCCCCCCAGTCCGGCGCTCTGGCCGGGCTCAACAAGATCACCGTACTTTAGGAGGCAACGATGCCCTTTCAGAAACTGATCAATATGTACCCGGCCGCCGGCGTCAACGGCGATCAGGCCGGGCTCAATCCTCTGGCCATGCTGCTGCCCGTGCCCGTGGCCGGAGCGGGCGGCGTGCTCACCGGCCGCGCCTGCTGGTATGATCCGTCCAACACGCCGGACGCGGTGCTCAACTCCACAGCCACCCCCGCCGCCAAGCCCCTGGGGATAGTCCTGCGCGTGCTTACCGGGGCGATCCCGGCCACGGAAGAAGCTACCATGACTATTCTGCCCGGCCACAGCGTGGGCGTTGTTCTGCGCGGTGATCTGCTGGTCAGCAGTGCCGAGGCCGTCACCGCGGGCCAGAAGGTTTTTGCCAAAATTGCCGACGGCTCCCTGGTGGGGGGCGCGGCCGGGGGCACAGTGGAGGGCGCGGTGGAAACCGACTGGCTCATCCGTGAATCGGCCGCCGTGGGCACCATTTTCCATATCAGCAACTGGTAGGAGCTTCAGACATGTTCAATCCCACTCTTGACGCCCTGCGCCACAAAGGTTTCGGCGGTGAGACCTATACCCGGATATTGCGCCCCGAGCGTCTGGCCCAGGACGCCGCCCTGGTTACCGCGCCCAACATGGGCGTTCCCGCCGAGCTGACCACCTTTTTCGATCCGGAGGTGGTGACCATCCTCACGGCCGCGCGCCGGGCCAGGGAAATCACTGACGGCCGCGAGGTCCAGAAGGGCGACGCCACCACGGTCAGCGCCAAATTCCCGGTCCTGGAATATACGGGCCATACCGAACCCTACAACGATTTTGCCAACGGCGGCAAAGCCGGCATCAACGCCAACTGGGTGGCGCGCGACAACTACCTCTTTTCCACCACCCGCCGCTATGGCGACCTGGAGGAGGCCCGCAATGCCCTGGCCAAGGTCAATCTTGCCTCCACAACACAAAAGGCGGCGGCCACCATTATCGACGTGGACGCCAACCGCTTCTACTTCCGGGGCGTGGCCGGGCTGCGCAACTACGGGCTGCTCAACGATCCGTCTCTCAATGCCGCCATAACCCCGGCCCCCACGGGCACCGGCGACTCGCCTCTCTGGGCCAACAAGACCACGGCCCAGATTTACGAGGACATCCTGGCGCTCTTCCAGGAACTGGTAGACCAGACCGGGGGCAACGTGGGCGAGGGCGACGCGCTTGTACTGGCCATGAGCCCGGCCATGGCCGTGCGCCTGGCCACGGCCAACGAACTGGGCATCAGCGTGATGAAGATGCTGCGGGACTATTTCAGCAACCTGAAAATCGTCAAGGCCCCGGAATACGCCACCGACGCCGGTGAGCTGATGCAGTTCATCGCGCCGCAGATTGATGGCCAGGACAGCATTTTTCTGGCCTTTTCGGAAAAGATGTACGCCTTCGCGCCGGTGCGCGAGGTCAGTTCCATCAAGCAAAAATTCCGCGCCGGCACATATGGCGCGATCATCCGCCGCCCTGCCGCCGTGGCCGGCATGCTCGGCATGTAGGAGGGCACACACTATGGCCAAAACCAAATCCACGAGTTCCGGCACGGTAACCGTCTACTGCAATCTGCCCAGCGGCATCAGCTTCCGGCTGCCCGATGGGCGCAAACTGACTTTTGCGGGCTATCCGGCCGCGCGCCTGGTCTCTGGCGACGGCACGGCACTGCCCGCCGGACAGTACGGCAAAACCCGCAATGTCCCCCTGGCGGACTGGGAATATATTCAAAAAAACTACGGGAAAGCGGCCTATTTCAATAAGGATAATCCCTTGCTGTTTGCCGCCGCCTCGGCGGCTGAAGGCGACGCCCAGGCCGCTGACCAGTCTTCCACGCGCCACGGCATGGAGCAGATCGACGCCACGGATGCCCAGCAGACCCGCACGGAGCCGGAAAACAAAAAGGACGGCGAATAGTGGCCGGGGCTGTGGTTGAACTGGATACGGCGCTCTTCCGCGAGCTGTACCCGCGTTATGCGGCCGCCTCGGACGCGCTTATTGAGCACTGGTGGGATGTGGCCTGCCAGATCGTCAACAACAGCCCGGCCTCGCCCATTCCCTACGCGCCGCCGTCCGTAAATATCCGCAAGACTCTCCTCTATGTGCTGTTGTGCCATCTTGCCGAGCTGGACCAGCGCGGCGCGGGTCTGGTGGGGCGGCTGGGCAGCGCGGCAGAGGGCTCGGTCAACGCACAGCTCGCTTCGGGCCTGGACGCCAAGGCCGGTCCGGCCTGGTGGCAGCAGAGCCAGTGCGGGGCCACGGCCTGGCAGATGCTCAAACCCTACCGCACGGGAGGCCTGTATTTCCATGGCGGCTGCAAATACTAAGTTTGTCCTGGTCGACCTTCTGCCGGTCATGGACCGCGACCTTCAGCTCAGGGTGGGCGTGCTGGAAGGAGCCACGCATACCGACGCAAAGGGCCGTTCCATCCCGGTGGCCGAATACGCCATGCACAATGAGTACGGCACCCGGCGCATCCCGTCCCGGCCCTTCCTGCGCACCAGTCTGGACATTTACGGCGAGGCTTGGGCGGCGGAGCTGTCGGACCTGATCAGCGAGGGCGTGGACCCGGAAGACGCCCTGGAGCGCGTGGGAGCCATGGCCCAGGCCGACATCCGCCGGGTCATCGAGGAATGGGCCACGCCGCCCAATAAAGAGTCCACTATCCGGCGTAAGCGCTCGCAGCGGGACAATCCGCTCGTGGACTCCGGGGATTTGCAGGACGCCATTGCCTACGACGTGCATGGCGGGACAAAATGAAAAGGCCGCCCGAAGGCGGCCAGAGGCTGATGTAATGTTACGACTGTTCCGGCGGCATGCGCCGCGCCGCTTCCTCCAGATGCTCGCGGGCCAGGGCCAGAATCCGGCTCATGCCCGCCCAGCCCGCCACGCTGTATCCGTTTTCGCCCGTGCAGGCGGGCGTGCTCAGGCGCGTGCCGTAGTTTCCGGCGGTTTCCTCCAGGAAGCGCAGAATGTCGGTCGCCGTGCAGACGGCTTCCTCGGCCTTGTCCGAGGGGGTGAGGTAGGGGGCGCTAGTCATGGCTAGGCTCCAGGATGGCCGCTTCGGCAAGCAGGGCGTTGATCCGGGCCGCAATCAGTTTTCTGCGTCTGTTGAAAAGCATCATTCTCCGGTAATAACGGCGGGCTATGTAGCTGACCGCATGACGAGAGATACCCATGGCCTCGGCAATAACTTTGTGCGACATGTTTCGTTTTTCCAAGAGGTCGCACACATCCAAGATCAGTTTTTGCCGTTCCGGCTTCAGGTGGTTCATTTGCCCGTGGGCGCGCCCAGCCTCATAGACAAAGCGGCGGTAGTTGTCGGGCCAGCCAAAGAAACAGTGCATTCTCTGGTCATCGCAACCGTGATCAGAGATGGCGTCCAGCAGGTCCAGCACCCAGCGCCGAAACTCCTTGGCAACCGGAGTGCGCGCCAGCATGGCGATAAGGTGGCAGCCGCGCAGGGAAAAGACACGGGTCTTCGGCGTCGGATTGCCGCCGAGGGGCCCGGGGGTTTGGGGACCATTTCGGTCCCCAAACCCCATCGCCCTGGGGAGCTGAACAAGACGCGTCATGCTGTCCGTAAATTCGTCGGCATGGCGGCGGTAAAGTCGGGATACTTCTCGTTCCTCGGCGTAACCGAGCGCGCGGGCAAGGTCCGTGGCGCGAAGCCATACTTGCCTATCTTTGCGCACGACAAGCAGTTTGGTTTGCTGAAAGACGAGGTCAGGCATGGGCGCGCCTCCCGCCGGAGTGGGAAGAAGGAAGGGAACAGACATGGGACACCTCTGGTTTTTACGAGATTGCCGGGAGCCGTAAACCGCCAGAGCGCGGCGGGCCTATTCCCCCGAAGGGTCTTGTATTAGCCCACACCCGGCAAAAGGTGACCTGTGTCGCAAAATGGAAAGGCCGCTTCACGGCAGCGGCTACCGGCTCTGGAAAGGGGTTTTACGGCCCCCAAGGTGCGTTGCACCCTGTGAAAATTTTTTGTGCATCGTGCAATAAAAGTCAAGAGGAAATCATGAACGGCATCAACCTCCACGCTCTGGTCCGTCCGCTGATCGCGGCGGTCAACCCGGACCAGCCGGTCATCATCCTGCGAAGCGCGGGCTTTGAGGTGGTCGATTTTGAGCAGAAGCCGGTCTGGGCTCCGGCGGTGTCGGTCATGGCCCAGCCGCAGCCCGTGCCGGACAAGGCCCTCCAGTTCCTGGTCCAGCAGCGCCAGAACAGCCTCTGGCATGATTTCTACCTCGCGGGCGACTGGAACGGCCTGCGCCGGGCCACGGAACAGGGCGGCGATCTGCTCTACTGGAACGGCTTTGAATGGCAGGTGGACCAGGTGTTGGAGGCATGGGCCCCCACAGTGGGCTGGACCAAGGTGCGCTGCATCCAGGTGAGGGCCTGCGAGCCCCCGGATGCAGGCGCGACACAACCGCCCGCCGGAAGCGGGGAGGATGGGCAATGAGCGTCACGAGTCCGCCGGATACGGATAGCCGCATTGTAGCGGGCCTGGGCATCTTCTGCGGGGCCTTCCTGCGCCGTGGCGATGTGGAGCCCGTCGTCATCCGGGGCTACGTCAACCGGGTCAGCAAGCCGAAGGTTCCGGACTACGTGCTGGTGACGCCCATGACCATGACCCGGCTGGCCACCAACAATCACCAATGGGACGCGGAAGCCGGCGTTCAGAGCGTCACGCAGCCCACGCGCCGCCGGGTGCAGATCGACTGCTACGGCAATAATGCCGCGGTCTGGGCCAAAACCCTGGCCACACTGCTGCGGGATGCGGTGGGCTGCGATTTCCTTGCTCCTTATGGTCTGGCCCCGCTTTTTGTGGAGGATCCCCAGGAGCTGACCCAGGCCGAGGGCGATGAACAGTATCACCCGCGTTTCATGCTGGGCGTCATGCTCCAAGTCAATGAGACGGTCAGCGTGGGCCTGGACTATTTTACGGACGTCAATCTCTATCTGCGGCCCCTGGCCTAGGAGTTTTCCATGAGCGTCAATGCCGACAAACTTGTACAGATCGTTCCCCGCATCATTGAGGGCGGCACGCCGGGCCTGACCTTCGCCGGACTGCTGCTGACCCAGAGCGTGCTGCCGCCCTCGGGCCGGGTGCTGCAATTTTCCAGCGCCCAGGCCGTGGCCGCCTATTTCGGTTCGGAGTCGAGCGAAGCAGCCCTGGCCGCAACCTATTTCAACGGCTACGTCAACACGGACAGCCTGCCGTCCAAACTCTTCATCGCGCCCTATCAAGTGGAGGCCGCGGGCGCGTGGCTGCGCGGGGCCGCCTACAGCGGCACGCTGGATACCCTGAAAACAGCGGGCATCGGCGGTTTTACCGTCACGATCAACGGCACCACCGCCGCGCTGGAGAATCTCAGTTTTGCCGCTGCCACCAGCTTCAGCGACGTGGCCGGCACAATCCAGACCGCGCTGTCGGCCACTGTCGAGGGCGTCACGGTAGCCTACTCCAGCCTGACCAAAGCCTGGCAGATCACCAGCCCCACCACCGGCGCGGAATCAACCATCACCTATGCCGTGCCGCCCACGACAGGGGTGGATCTGGGCACATTGCTGGGCCTCACGGAACAGGCCGGAGCCGTAGTTTCGCCGGGCCTGGACGCCCAGACTCTGCCGGACTGTATGACCAATATCCTGGGCTATGCCCGCGACTGGGTGACCTTCGGCACGGTCTGGGAACCGGCCCTCGCGGACAAGCTGGCCCTGGCCCAATGGTGCGCGGGCTACGATACGCGTTTCTGCTATGTCATGTGGGATACGGACAATGCGGCCCAGGTCGCCGGTTCCACGGCCAGCGCCGGGTATCAGATCGACACGGTGCTGGAGCTGGACGGCACGGCCCCAGTGTTCAACACGGCCCAGCTCATGGCCTGGACCATGGGCACGGCGGCCTGCATCAATTTTGACGAGTACAACGGCCGCCTGACGTTTGCTTTCAAGCAGGGCGAAGGCCTGCTGGTCACCTGCGACAACGACGAGAGCTATGACGCCCTGCTGGCCAACGGCTATAACTGCTATGCGGACTTCGCCACGGCCTCCAGCCAGTTCAAGTTCTTCCAACCGGGCCAGGTCTCAGGCAAGTGGGACTGGCTTGATACCTACCTCAACGCCATCGCCATCAAGGACGGCTTGCAGCTCAATCTGCTGGACCTGTTCAAGGCCGTAAAATCCATCCCCTACAACGAGGACGGCTACGCCATGGTGCGCACGGCCTGCCTGGACACAATCACCCGCTTTCTGAATTTCGGGGCGATCCGCGCGGGCATCACCCTGTCCCAGACCCAGAAGGTGCAACTTCTGGCCGAGATCGGCAAGGACGTCTCCAAAACTATCGAAAGTCAGGGTTGGTACATGCAGGTCCAGGATCCCGGCGCGACGGTGCGCGCCCAGCGCGGCACGCCGGATTGCAAATTTTATTACACGGACGGCGGCAGCATACAGAAAATCGTGCTGCCCTCCACGGCCATCCAATAGGAGCGCGTCATGGCGGACAATCAAGGCAATATGACCATTACAGCGGCCAACAGCACCTTTTACCTCACGGTGCCGGGCCTTTACGACAGCCCGGTGAAGATCGAGCAGTTCGGTACGGACGCTATGGTCAGCGTGGCCCAGAACAATCCGGTGGTGGCCCAGAAGGGCATTGACGGCCATACCTCATTCGGCTGGGTGCCCACCAACAAGGAAGTCACCATCACTCTCGCGGCGGATTCGCCCTCCCTGCGCATTTTCGAGGACTGGGCCAATTACCAGGAGACCATCCGCGAGGTCATGGTCTGCAATGCGGAATTCACACTGCCCGCCATCAACCGCAAGGTTGTGGGCACGCGCGGGGCCATGACCACGGCACAGACCCATCCCAACGCGGCCCAGACCCTGCAAGCCGCGGCCTTTGTGCTCACCTTCGACAAATGGGTGCCCAGCGCCCTGTAAACACCGGAGACAGCTATGCTCAAGGAAAAAATCATCACCATCGACACGGGCCGCGACGCGGGCAAGGCCTTCCGCGTTGCTGAAATGCCGGTCTCGCGCCTGGAAAAGTGGGCTTGCCGCGCTCTGTTCGCCCTGTTCGGGGCTGACGTTCCGGCCGATGCGGCCGCACTGGCCAAAACTTCCAATTCGGCCGCCCTGGCTTCCGTCGTCATGCGCGGGCTGTCGAACCTTCGGTGGGAGCTGGCCGAACCGCTCTACGACGAGCTGCTGGCCCAGATCGGCAGAATCCCCAACACGGCCAAAACCAATGTTTACGTCCCCTTGAGTCCGGACAATCTGGACGCACATGTCGAGGATGTGAGCACCATTTTTCGCCTGCGCCTGGAGGTGGTAACGCTTTCGCTGGGTTTTTTGGATGGCGGCGAGGACTGGACCTCCCGCCTGGCTTCGACCCTCAGCCCGTCGGGCTTCGGGATTACCCGAACCTCCCCGGATGCATAGGCCTGCCGGTGAGCCGCGGCATGGCTACCCTGGCCGAAATGGGCGGCGTTTACGGATTGGAGGACGTCTGGGACATGCTGGAAATCCTGAGCATCGATAATTACAACCAACGCCTCTGGAGTAAGTTCTATGAACGCGGGTGAACTTGTCATCAGCCTGCTGCTGAAATCCGGGGGGTTCAAAACCCAGGTTCAGGACGCCCAGAAGGATCTGGACAAGACGGGCGACGCCGGTCAGCAGGCCATGAAAAAAACCGGCGATGCCGCCCAAAAAGCGGGGAAGGAGCTGGAAGGCGCGGCCCTGAAGGGCGCGGGCGGTTTCGGCCGGTTGTTGCCCGTGTTAGGCAAGACTGTGGCCCTGTTGGGCGGCATGGCCGCGCTCAAAGGCATGGCTTCCCATTATCTGGACACTGCGGCAGCTATTGACCGCACCTCCAGGAGTCTGGGCATGAACATGCAACGGCTCCAGGCTTGGCAGGGCGCGGCTCAGACTGTGGGCGTCGAGGCTGAGGAAGTGGGCAATTTCTTCCGCGACTTCAATGATTACATCGTGGACGCTAATAAATTCGACTCTGGTCCTCTGAAAGATATAGCCAAGGAGCTGGGCATCGGTCTCCAGGACGCGCGGGGTCAGGCCCGTGCCACGGAAGACGTCGTCATGGACCTGGCCGACGCCTTCCAGCGCGTGGGCAACCAGCAGGCGACAGCCTACGGCATGCAGCTTAGCCTTGACCCCGGTATGATCGCCCTGATGCAGCGAGGCGGTAAGGAGCTTGGGGGATTGCTCAAGGCCCAGAAAGAGCTGGCCGTGTACCAGGAGGAGGATGCCGAACTGGCCCGCAAAATGAATATTGCGTGGCAGACATTGACCAAGGGGCTCGAAGCCGGAGGGGCTCAGATCATGCGTGTAGTGGGTTCGCCCCTGGCGTGGTTGGCCGAGAAGCTCTCGGCGTCCGTGGTCTGGATGCGTGATAATCAAACCTTCGTCACGGCCTTTTTCACAGTGCTTGCCGGGATTCTCCTCAAACTTGGCATTCCCGCCATGCTTTCCTTCGCCAAAGCCACAATGGCAGCTATGGCCCCGCTGATGCCGCTTGTCGCCATAGTTACAGCGGCGGCCTTGGCTTTCGATGACCTCTGGGCTTTCATCACGGGCGGGAATTCAGCGCTCGAAAGATTTGCGCTAAAGCTCGGTGTTTCCCAGGAGACCATTGAGTCCGTCCGCGAGGCTTTGCGCTCGGTAGTCGGCTTTTTTCTGGATCTCTGGGACGCCGTTACCGGGGAGGGGAAAAATGCGGACGCGGCGTGGGACCGGGTCAAGGCCACATGGGATCATGCCCTGGCCTATTTTGCGGGCATACTGGCGCGGATCAAGGCATCGTTTTCAGGCTTGTTCGACAGCGTCAAGCAAGGACTGCTGGATATGATTCCCGCCGGGCTGAAAAGCATGCTGGGTTGGGACGACAGCGAGGAGAGCGCAAAAAAAACGGCCCAGGCTTATCAGTCCGCTATGGATACCACCGGAGTCGTCCCTCTAGCGGCCATGCGGGGCATGGCCACGGCCGGCGACCTGGCGCGCGGCGCGGCCGGCACGGTGGATAATTCGCGTACAGTCAGCTCCACCACGAGCATCGGCCAGATCACCGTCCAGACTCAGGCCGAGGACGCGCCTGGCATCGCTCGCGACATGGATGGGGCCATCCGCAACCGGACGGCGCAGATCGACCCCGCCTACGGGAGGTAAAGATGCCGGGGGCGCTGCCGCCGGGACGTCCCGGCAACTGGACCTTGTACAATGCCGACGGCGAAGCCGCCGTGCCTTTCGATACCTTCATCGCCTGTACGGTCAAAAGCGAAAACAAGGTGGCCCAGAACCCCACGGAAAAAGGTTCTTTTGCGGATTATAACAAAGTGGCATCCCCCATCAGCGTGGGGCTTATCCTGGCCAGAAGCGGCCCCAGCGACGAGCTGGCCCAAACGCTGAACGCCCTGGACAGGCTTGTGGAAAGCACGGAGCTGTTGAGCGTGGTGACGCCGGAAAAAACTTTTCTGGATTTCAACCTGGCCTCTTACGACTATGACCGGAAGGCCGAGAACGGCGTGGACCGCCTGCTGGTCTCCCTAGTGCTGGAGGAAATCCGACAGGTGGAACCGGAATATGGCAACGAGCAGATCAAACGCCCCAAACAGGCTGGAGACAGCAAAACGCAGAATGCCGGCAAACAGGCTCCGCAGCAGGCGGACGACGCCACCAGGGACCGCGTATTCGTCAAACACGACAGTGTGCTTGGAAAAGCCACGAGCTGAAGGGGGAGACCATCATGCAGCGCATCCCCCTACGTGCCGCGCCGAACCAGAGCCAGCAGATCGTGCTGGGCGGCCAGAATTGCACTCTGCGCCTGTATACGCGGACCTATGACGGCACCGACCGACTCTACTGCGATCTGGCCGTGGATCAGAATCTGGTTTTCGGGGGCGTCATTTGTCAGGACATGACGGGACTCAAACTGTACGGCTATCAGCCCTTTGCCGGACAGCTGTTCTTTGTGGACATGGAAGGGGATGACGATCCAGTCTGGAGCGGCCTTAATGACCGTTTCCGGCTGGTCTATCTGGAGGAGGGCGAAACCCTGTGAGTCAGACCAATACCAGCTTTACCCGCAAAATGCTGGAGGCCCATATTATCCTGGCCGAGGGAGGTTACAGCACGCGCGACGGCGTCGCCGCCAATACCAAGATCGTGCGCCTGGGTATGGACGTGGAGATACAAAAGCCCGGCGGCAAAGAGAAAAACAAGGCCAAGGTCAAGATCTACAATCTGCCCGTGGCGGATATGGAAGTGCTGACTACCCTGGCGTTCCAACCCTTGCAGGTCAGTAAAAACGCCATCTCCGTGTACGCTGGGGATGAGGAACACGGCATGGCCCTGGCTTTCTCCGGCGATATTGTGTCGGCAGTCCCCAATTTCAACAGCGTGCCGGATCCCAGCTTCGATCTGGACTGCATTACCGGCTATGTGGCCAGCATCACTCCCGTGCCGCCGCTGACCGCGCCGGGCGGCCAGGATGTTGCCGCGCTCATGGCCGGTCTGGCGAAGCAGATGGGCCTGGCCTTCATTAACCGGGGGGTGAGCGCCGCAGTCCGTAATCCGGCCTTTGTGGGCGGCCCCATGGACCAGGCCCGCCAACTGGCCGACGCGGCGCGCATCAGCCTGATTGTGGACGACGGCGAGATGGTCATCGCGCCGCCCGGCGAACTGAGAAGCGACGACGGTGGTTCGACGCCGGTCTGGAACCGCGAAACCGGAATGCTGGGTTATCCCGGCTTTGACAATGAGGGCGTGGTGGTCAAGGGCATTTATGAACCCAAGCTCCAGATCGGGGGCCCCTTGCGCATTGAAAGCATGGTGCCGCGCGCCTCCGGCCTCTGGCAGATCACGAGCCTCAGTCACAAACTGCAAGCCAACTATCCCGCTGCCTCGGCCTGGGAAAGTCAGGTCAAGGCCAGCTATCCGGGCGCTAAAAAGAAGGATGCCAAGAGATGAAAGGCCAGCAGACACTTGACACCAACAACAGTGAGTACAATGCACTCTCTTTTTTCGTGGAGCAGATGCTCAACAGCATCAATACCGCAGAGCCCGTGCGCGTCACGGCTGTCAGCGCGCCCGTGGGCGTCAATCCCGTGGGCTTTGTGGACGTGCTCCCCATGGTGAATCTAGTGGACGGCGAAGGCCGGGGCCACGAGCAAAGCACGCTCTATCGCCTGCCGTATCTGCGCATCCAGGGAGGGAAAAACGCCTTTATCTGCGACCCGCAGCCCGGCGACATGGGCCTCGCGGTCTACGCCATGCGCGACACGGAGACCGTCAAGGAGACGCGGGGGACAGTTCCGGGCAATCCGGGCAGCGCCAGGGCACTTTCCAAAGGCGACGGCTTTTATCTGGGAGGCTTTCTCAATGCCGCGCCCGAGCGCTATATCATGGTAGATGACACGGGTATCACCCTAGATGACGGCGCGGGCGGCAAGCTGGAGCTCAAGGGCGGCAAGCTGACCATTGCGGCCCCGGCGGGCATCCAGACATCCTCGCCGTTCAACCACAACGATACGCCAGACTTTGTCATGGGGAGCGGCGGAGCCACGGGCACAGTCAATGGCAATCTCCAGGTCAACGGCCAAGTGAGCAGCGCCCAAGACCAGATCGCCGGCGGCATCAGCCAGATCCACCATACGCATACCGGCGTCCAGCCCGGCTCCGGCAACACGGGCGAACCACAATGAACAGTCTCCGGCTTTCCGACGCCTGGGATCTGACCCTCACCCCCGGCGGCAATCTGGCTGTGACCTCCGGCACGCCCCGCGTGGTTCAGGACGTAGCTGCCTATGAGCGCGTGTTCCAGGGCGAAGGCTGGTACGATCAGGATGCAGGCGTGCCTTATCTGATGCGTGAGCTGGCGGCGCTGCCCCCGGCTGAGCTGGTGCGCAGCCGGGCCAACCGGCGCGCCCTTGAAGCGCCCGGCGTGGAGGCCGTCAACACCGAGCTGCTAAGCCTGGAGGGCCGCGTGCTCAGCGGAGTGATCCGGGTGACCGCCACAGACGGAGAGGAGGTGGACGTTGTCCTCTAACCTCGATTTCACGCTTCAGGGCCCGGTCGCCCCCGACACGGCGGAAGTGCGAGCCGCTGTCCAGCAGTATTGGCAGGCGGCCTTTGACAACACCCTTAATCTGGACATGGCCACGCCCCAGGGCCAGCTTATCACCTCTGAGACTGCTGTCGTCCAGGATAAAAACAACCAACTGCTGTATCTGGCGCAGCAATTCGATCCGGGCCAGGCTGAAGGTCGCTTTCAGGACGCCCTGGCCGCCATCTATTTCATCCAGCGCCAGGCCGCGCGACCCACGGTGGTACAATGTGTGTGTATGGGGCTGGAGGGTGTGGTCATTCCGGGCGCGGACAGCAGCACAGACCCCGCGCTCGCCAAGGACGCCGACGGAAATATCTTTTACTGCCAGGCCGGCGGCACCATCCCGGCTGCGGGAACTCTCGTTTTACCGTTCGCGGCCCAAGAGGCTGGGCCTCTGGAGGTGGAGGCCCACAGTCTGACAACTATTGTTAATGCCATTCCGGGCTGGGACACCATTGATAATCCGGCTGCCGGCATCACTGGCCAGAGCGTGGAATCGCGCCGCGCCTTTGAGTTGCGCCGCCAGGAATCCGTGGCACTCAATTCCAGGTCCATGCTGGCCAGCGTCTATGCCGAAGTCGGCAACCTGGCCGGGGTTATTGACGTACTGGCCCGGCAAAACCGGGGGGATACCCCCAAAACCGAGCGTGGCATCACCATGAGCCCCCACAGTATCTATATTTCCGTGCTCGGCGGGGAGGACGCGGCCATTGCCGAGGCCATCTATAATTCCGTGTCCGGCGGCTGCGACTACAATGGCAACACATCCTTTATATATACCGACCCCGTCACCGGCGCGCTGGAAACCGTGCTTTTCGAGCGCCCGTCTGAGCTGGCTTTCAGCGTGACCGTGAGTTTGCGTGCCAATGTAGCCACTCCCTCCGATATTGAGGCATTGGTCAGGGAAAACATTCTGGCCGACTTTTACGGCGAGGCTTACCCCAACGGCGATGGCACCATGCACCAGACCACGGTCACACGGGTGCGCATCGGCGACACGGTGTACGCCAGTCGCTTTTACTGTCCGGCCATCAGCGCTGGGGCTACCGACTTGCTGGGTATAACTATCAGCGCGGGCGGAGGTCAGCCGGGCAATCTGGTGGCCATCAATTATGACCAGTATCCCAGCCTGACTGCCGCAGATATTACCGTCACCGTGGAGGAGGCGGTATGAAAAACTGGCGTGCCACCGTCCTTTCCCAGTATGACAACAGCGCCCGCATGTTGGCTCTGATGGAGGGATTCAATGCCCATGTGGACCCGGCCTCGGACACTGACGCCTTTTATCAGGCTGTCTTTGATCCGCGCACGGCCACGGGCTGGGGCCTTGATGTCTGGGGGCGCATTGTGGGCGTGGGGCGGCTTATCACGCTGGAGGGCAGTTCCCAGGCTTTTGGTTTTTACGGCTCGGGTCTGCTGCCCTTTGGCCAGGCCCCGTTCTGGAGCGACAATGCCACCAACAACTACCTGCTGGCTGATGAGGCGTTCCGCCTGCTGATTTTCATGAAGGCCGCCATCAACATTACCGACGGCACCTTGAGCAGCCTCAACAGGATCATGGCCGGATTTTTTGCCGACAGAGGCGCGGCCATGGTTCTCCACGTGGGCACCATGAAAATCCGCTTTCTGTTTCGCTTTCAGCTTGAACCCTACGAGCGGGCGCTTTTGAGTCAGGAAAACGTGCCTCCTAAACCGGCCGGAGTCGGTTTCGACGTCTATGAAGTGCCCGTGGAAACATTCGGATTTTTTGGGTCCGGCCTGATGCCCTTTGGCCAGGGAACTTTTGTACAAGGAGATCCACAAGATGCCTATTCCGTCTAATCCTCCGTTCCTACCGTCTCCCATCGGAACTGGCGCGGACGTGGTCGAAATTCCGGCCACTACGCCCAGCGGCAGTGGTCTACTGTCTTTTTTGTCAGGCTGGCCATTTCTTACCGGCATACCACCCAAGGCGGGCGGCATAGCCCCCCGGCGAGAGTTCTTCAACGCCGTGAACCTGTTGTTGTCCCAGCACACTTTTTTCCAGCAGTCGGGAAATATCTATCCCTGGCAGGGAAAGGAGGGCGACGCCCAGCCGGGTCTCAATTATCTGAAGGGAGCGCACGTACTGGGGAGCGACAGCGAGGAATATGTGGCGCTTCATCCGTCCGGGCCGGATGTGCCCGCCAGTGGGGGCGGCTTTGTCGGCCCGGTGGATCCGGTGGGGGATGAAAGCGGCATATGGGTATCCATCAAGGCCCTGTACGCAGCAGGCATTGCCACAGTTGAGGATGTGGGTCTAGTCAAGCCAGATGGCGTGACGATCACCATCAAGCCTGACGGCACCATTTCAGCCGCGAGCAAATATGATCTCTGCGAATTCTATTATTTCCGCCACCCTACGCTCAAGCCCGGTTTCCAGCCCGCCCAAGGCGGACTGGTGGCCAACGCGGCCACGCTCTATCCCAAAGCCTGGGCCTATCTCCAAACCTCGGAGGGGCAGAAACTCTGCACAACGGAGGCGGAATGGCAGGCCATGACCACCGCGATCTGGCATACAAACGCGGACGGCACCACAGTCGGGTGGAACGGCATCGGCGGCGCGCCGTTCTATGTGCAGGATTTGAGCGCCGGAACGCTACGCATGCCGGACTTGCGCGGCATGTGCGTTGTGGCGGCGGGGTTCGACTCTCTCGGCGTGGGAGACGCGCAGGGCGACCAGGGGCGAAACGCAGCAGGCGCGGTTGGTGCTATTGATATGTCGACTGGCGGCACGGGCTACCCCCCAAGCGGCCCGTTTTACGGGTCTAAAACGCGGACAGGCTGGCAGGGCGGGGCGTACATTTTCCGAGAAACTGATTTTTCACTCGCGCGCGTCCAGCCAGTTGGCCCGGCTTTCGCGCCCC